CAGTATGGCGTCAATGTCGTCATGGTCCAGACGCTGCGGGGCTGCCGGGTTACGGGCCATCTGCCCGGCAAGACGGCGGAGTTCGCGCCATACCTGGCGGGGCGGGATACCGAAGAACTGGAACTGGCGGATGCGGTGAAGGGCCGCCCAGCCGATGGCGTTCTCCACGGTTTCGGCCATGGTTTTGCCTGATTCCTTATCGACGTAAGGTTTGCCGGTTTTCGGGTCATTCCCCATGAAGGCGCTGGCGTCCAGGTTCTTACCGATATAGGTCGCGATATAGCTTGCCGGTGTGCCTTTTGCCGGGTCGATTTTTTCGCATTTAAAACGCGGGGAGATATCATCACCCAGCTCTGCGCGGTCCTCCCTGATGGCGGCGTTACACATGATTTCAGTGATACGGGCTTCATTTTCCGGGCTGGTGAATACCAGCATGTGCCAGTGCGGTGTACCGTCGTGGTGGGGCTCTACTGTGCGCACGCCGTACCAGCCCAGCCCGGCCTTGTTGATGGCCTTGCGGACGGCGGCGAAAAAGTGGTAAACCAGATAATCACTGGCATCACGTACCGTTGCCCCGCAGTATTTCGGGTTCAGACTGCCGTCATCGTTCACGCTGTGAAAACGGGAAGGGGCTGTGACGGTGACGAAAAACGCCACGTCGCCGCGTGCTTCGGCGACCTGCTCCATTCCCCGGACGCAGGCCATCATCTCGTTACGGCGGTTACGCGGATTAGAGAGACCTGCCCAGTAGATATCCTCAAGGCTGAACCGTTCTCCCTCTTCGTTCTCGATGTCCCAGGCCTTCAGAAAATCGCGGGTGCGCTGGCGTTTTTCGCGCCAGTCCAGTAACGCTTCATGGCTGATATATACCGACGTCTTACGTGACACCAGACCTGCGGCGCGTAACAGTTCTTCACGCCAGATGTCCCGGAGGTGTCTTAACTGACTGTTCCACCATGTCGCACAGGAAAGGCGCATGACCGCACCCGGCACCCGTTCCGGGTCGGGGTCGGTGCGGCGGTCGGGCCTGATTTCCAGCGACGGCCAGCAGGGTGGCGTGATACCCAGTTTTAACGCCATGTGTGCCAGTGGCTGGTAGGTCAGTAACCAGGTGAGCAGGTCATCGTCACCCCTGCCGGTCTTTTCGATGACCTCATCACATGCGCGCTCCAGTGCGGTGGAAAACGCGGTGGCGGTCAGGGTGGCAAGGCGCTGGATTTCGTCACGGCTCAGCTGCGGCAGCATAAGCAGTTCATCCAGCCGTTCGCGCGCGGCGGTGGCCTTAAAGGCCGGGGTGGCAAAGCGTTCATTCACACGGGCGATACGTTTCAGGCGGGCACGCAGCCCGTGACGAACGAAGTTATCCGCCGCGTATGCGCTGTTGTTCTTAAGCCCTTCCCGGCGTGCGCTCTCCTGTTTGCGGCTCAGGCGTGCCAGGTCCCGGATGAGCGGACCGGCAAGAAACGGCGGCAGGGCGCGCAGCTCTGCCATGGCTTCAGATACCAGCGTGGGCGGATTTTCGCGTTTGTGCCGCGCCAGTTTTTCCAGTCTGATCCGACGCTCTTCGTCGTGATGAAGATGCGAATTAATTCGCTTCCCTTCGTCTGTGGTTGTCAGGAAGGCGACGGTTTCTTCATCCAGTCTGGCGTCAGTGCGAATGTCCTCGTTGATGTAGCTCTGAATGGCCTGGCGTAATGCGGTTGGCTGTGCCCTGCCGAACGTTTCAGGATCGATAACCAGCAGCGGGGCGTTCCACGGGTACGCCAGTTGTGCATTATGGTCGCTCATGCGTCGCACTCCCCGGCAGTTGCCACCTGAAACGCCGCGCGGTACAGCACGAGAAGGCGCTGGTATTCACCGATAAAGTCTTCTGCGGTGTATATGCCTTTCACGGCCACGCTGTGCGTTGTCATTTCCAGAACAAGCGTCATCTCTGACGACGACCAGCTGATGGCGGTGCTGTCGGTTCCGTTGATGTGAAATAAACCAAAACCATCACCATCACCTTTCACGTCCACGCGGTAACGGCCGTCAACGGTGAAGGAGAAATCCCCGTATGTGGTGATGCATCTGGCGGCCTGTTTACAGGCGCGGCGGTAATAGTCATGCCAGTCGTTGAGGCGGGAAGCCAGCCGGGGATCCACTGCCCACATCCAGTTAAAAAAATCCTGAATATCTGAAAGTCCCTTAACGCTCTTCATGAGAACCTCCGGTAACAGACGTGCGGAAGCCTCCCGCGCACGGGTGCGGGATGGCTTCAGGATGTTGTTTAGTGGTGGTTTTGCTGGTTGATAAGGTCCTGCAGTTCTGCCAGGTCATCCGCCAGGTAGCTGAAGACGGCGGCACAGTAACGGTCTGACAGCGCGTGTGCGTGTTCATGCAGCATGTTGACGTACATGATTTGCGCGACGCGTGATGCGCGCCAGAGTCTGCGGTTGATTTCAGTCCGGGTGTGAAGACGCTCAGCGCGGGCGCGCTGTTGCCTGCGGTTTGCCATGGTGTTTGGCCTCTTGTAGTAAGTTCTGAAAACTCACCATCCAGAGCTGCGAAACTGTGGGTGGCGAGACGTACGAGGTTCGCAGTACCGGCTACAAGAGATCCCGGCCCGACCGAAGTCGGCCCCGTACGCCCCGCCATAATTCTGACGCGAAAAAGACGTGGCGATACAGTACGCACAAAAAAACCGCTGGCGCGGTTGTGCGCTCTTGTAGTCGGCAGGCTGCGAAACCCGGCACCCGTTTTATGAGGTGCGGGAAAACTGTAACCCGACCAGACGAACGCTGGCAAGCGGTTTTTTTGTGTGTGCATGATGATCACTCAGCCCGGTAACAGTTCACAGAGCACGACGGCAGCTTGTGGTAAGCACGCGCACTTCTTCCACGTTCGTGGCGCGGAAGTGCGAACCGTTGATAAGGCGGATGTGATATATATCGGGATTGCGTGAATCCCGGCGTGTCATGCCCTGATCAATCAGGCTTTCGTCGACTTCGTACTGATGGCCGTGGGTTGTGAATCTGATAACGGTTGACTCCTTGATCATTGCTTGACTCCTTGCCCGGCAGATTTACCGTGGAGTAGCTTTTTAAGGGCGGCGATTTCTCTTTCCTGATCCTGAATCACCCGGATTGCTTCCATGGTGATCCCCAGTGAGATCGAGGAAGATATAACGACCTTTGGTTTTCCAACGGCAGCTGCAACTTTGGCTGTTTCCTCGTGAGCACGGGCGATGTGACGTAACCCCCGCAAAAGTGCTTTGTTTCTTTCGCTATTCATTTCCTGACTCCTGTGTTACTGATTCATCTGTTTATTCACGTACTGGCAGGGGTAAACATCACGCAGTAAGTTGCATCTCCCGTTACCGGTCCGCAGTCCGGGCAGTAGCCACCGCCATGGCGACCGCAGGCGTCGCACTGTTTCAGGGTGGCGATAACCTCCGGTGCTGGTTCGCGGGTTCTTGCGCCAACGCTTCGTGGTGCCTGTATGCAGTTCATCCGGTAACCCTGATAAATACGTCTGGTTTCCGGTGTGTCGGAATTGGATATGGTGATGCAGGTCATGCCGTCCGTTTCCTGTGAAAGATGGTCAAGCGTTGCTCTCAGGCGAATGTGTTCGCCTTCATTGAATGGTTTTCCGTAGGCGGTGAAATTGTCCCGGCCATTGCAAGGCAGGTAAGGGGGATCGCAGTACACGCAAAGCGTGTTACCCATGCTGAACAGGTGGCTGGCACAGCTCAGCGTTTTTCGAAAATCGCCATGAACAAGCAGTGTTCGGGTGCTGTTTGCCTTGTCTGCAAATGCGCGGATTTCCCGTTCAGGGAAGTAGGGAGTCCGGTAGCCACCGAAAGGAACGTTAAAGTCACCTTTTCCGTTCACCCGGTACAGGCCATTAAAGCAGTGCCGGTTGAGATACAAAAACATGGCGGCCAGTCGCAGTTCCCGACGGTCGCTTATTCCCGTGCTCAGGAATGCATGATTCTCTGCATTAAAGGTGTTTCGGATGGCGAGATAGTCAGTCCTGTTGTTGTGTTCCCGGAACAGGTCTTTTGCCTCGTCGATCAGACTGTCGGTGTTGTCCCGTGCTGCCCGCCAGAAATTAATCAGCGCACCATTGGAATCTCCAAGGATGTAGCGGCTGTAACTGGTGTTCATGAATACCGATGCGCCGCCCACGAACGGCTCAACCAGACAGTCGGCTTCTGGCAGGTGCGCCTTCAGTGTGTTCATGATGCGGCTTTTTCCACCCACCCATTTCAGTGGTGTGCCTGATAACAGTTCTTTGCTCATAACGCGGCCTCTTTGTTACAGGTTTCGTGTGTCCGCTTCATACGCTCAGGAATGGCGCAGTGAAGCGCTGCCAGATTTCTGAAACAACCTTCGCCTGGTAAATGGCGTCGTTCAGTGCGGTATGAGCAATGGTCTCTTTTCCTTGTCTGCCTGGCATTCTCCAGCCTGTTGATTCAGCCATGTCGATAAGCGGACGCATACAGCGCTCGTTCCAGTAACACCAGGGGATGCTTTTATCTCCGGTTGTTCGCGTGATAGCGGATTTCAGGATCGGGAAGTCAAACGAAGCGCCCTTGCACCATACGGTCAGTGTCTTGCCCGGGCTTTCGTCATGCATATTGCGTGAAATGAACGCCAGGAATTCGGTCACTGCTGCCAGCTCTGTTCCATCTGCGTTGCGCAGGCAGGCTCTGGCGTCCACGGATTGTCCGGCCCACCATACAGCGGTTGCTGCATTGACGGTTCCACCGTTGCGCTCTGAATCCACCGGGTCAATGAATCGCTCAAACTGTTTTCCCAGCTTTCCGGTGAACGGGTCGAAAAACACTGCCCCGATCGCGAATATGGCTGCGTCCGGTCCGTTACCCAGTGTTTCGGTGTCAATCATGAGATGGTTCATTATGCGCACCCCTTCAGTTCGTCTGGATTGGTGAGTATTGCAATCAGTCGCTCAATGGCTGCGCAGGTTTCCTGTGGGCAGGTGTGTGTCTCTTTCGCTGTCTCAATCAGCTCGCGCAGTAATTCGCAAATATGAGTACGCTCGGCTTTTCTTGTGATCATGGTGATATGCGCGTTCGTATGTTCCGGTCTGGCGTTTATTTCTCCGGTGGGGGATTCGTCTGTTTTCATTTGTGCCCGGAGTTCTGCCAGTTCGCGCTCGAGGCGCAGGTTTTTCATATAGAGTTCACTGATGGTCTGGTTTGCTATCACCATTGCCATGCTTTGTATTTTCAGAGTCATGTAAGTAGAAGAATGATTGTCTTTATCTATTCCTGATATTCTTTCATCCAGTGCATTGGTTATTTCAGTCAACATTTTTTGCGTCGATTCAATATGCGCCGGGTCGGTAAATAGTTTGTTTATTTCTGTAGGTGTATTGATGCTCATGGCTGTTTCTCCGTTTCTGGATTGAGTGAAGCCCTCCGCAGATGCGGATGGTTTTAATGTTTTCTGTCCGGTTGGTTATTTATTTACGGCGTTCTTCGCCAGTAAATAAAGATTCGATATTTTTCAGCGCTTCGATAATTCGCATAATGCCAATCGCCATAAGCACGGAAATAATCAGAATCACCCATGAAAGAAATACGCTCATGCTGCATTCCCAAGTGCGTATGGCTCAATATGTACTCCGCATTCTGCATCACGAACAAGCTCAGACAGTTCATTGAGAGCATCCAGATCGTCAGCGTAAAAAGCTGCGTCATACAGGCTGCGAATTGCTCTGGTCAGTGAGTCTCTTGCTGCATGTTCTGCGGCAACTCCTGACATACTCAGGCGAAAGTTAAAGCGCTCAAGGGCTTTATTGATGAGAACCTTATATTCTTTGTCCATTGTATTTCCCCGGAAAACAATTAAACAAAATCGCTTAATGATTTACCTGATTCAATCTTCTCTATCGTGTCTTCAATAGCCATGTATACGGCGTAATCGCCTGCGAGGTCGGCGCATTTCTGTAGCCCCTGTAATGCGCTGATGATATCTTTTTTTGTTTCCCATAAAGGTTTTGCTGTATTTAGTGCATTACGGGCATTATTAGCTATGAGCCGGTGTATGATAATTGTGTAGGCTGATGCTATCTCTGCCATGTCTTTTGTCGTTGTTGCCATGTATTAATTCCCCCATGGATGCTGAAAACTGCGACCGCTGATTAACCGGTCTGCCGTTCTTAATGCTTCGTGCAGGGTGAAATCCTGCCCGAACTGCTCATCTCCGCGAGTCAGGGAGTAACAGGTATTTCCGGTAATCGGGTTGCGTGCGCCTCTGTGTATGACAATTCCGGCATCATTAATCAGCCAGGTGTGTTTACCGGTTTGTTTAACCAGATGCCCGTCAGGTGTGGCGTGCGTTTCCTGCAGGCTGTAGTGCGAGTTGCTGCGTGATGCGCTGGTTGAGAAACGGTTAGCGTGGCGTTCTGTGCCAGTGCGGTGTTTAGGTCTGGGAGGAATAGCATTTTTCTTCATAGTTCTGCTCGCCTCATTGTTTAGCTGTTGGCTATTGCGTCTTTTAACATCGCTATAAGGTTTACTTCTGGCTTTTCCATTCTTGCGCGCTTGGGTCGGATAATAATTCGACCGTCAGCCAACATCTTTTTGCATGTGTTAAGAGGAATGCCTGTTATCTCGGCGTATTTCTTCAGAGATACGTAAGGGGCATTAACGTTGATGTTTATTGTTATACCTTGCATCCCGTTAACCTCCTGAGCATGAAGATTGGTTTTGCTCTTTCTGGATAATCTCAAGGCCGCGAAGGAAGATCATGCGTGCCATGTTAGAGGATGAGCGCTGTTCTTTAGCTGCCATTTCATCAATGACGGCTCGCTCTTCTGCTGACAATCGAAGTGCCAGTCGCGGTCCTGTAGCTGTGTTACGCGGAATCCGTGATCTGGTATCGTGAAGAACTTGTTTCATAGTGGTATATTGTGATCATCTAATGGTTTGTTTAGTTATTATGAGATCAATAGATCTCTTTAGTCAAGGTGTAAAAGTGAATTTTTCATCTCTTTGTGGTGCGAGGCTGAAGGCTGAGAGAAAGCGTTTATCTCTCAAACAGGCTGATGCTGCTGCTCTTTGCGGCGTATCGCGAGAATCTTGGGGAAAGTACGAACGGGGAACTATGGTACCTGGGGGAGATGTTTTGCTCTCATTTGCGCTTAATGGGGCTAACGTCCAATACATACTAACTGGTGAGGCTGGCGGGGTTGTCCTAAACCGTGATGAGATGGAAATTATCAAGCATTTTAGAAATGCTCCGCTTGCCGTAAAGGCTGCAGCTCTTGCTGCCCTGACTGCGGGGAGTTCTGCATCAAATACGGTAAACGTATCAGGTAGAGGCCATCGTATTGCAGGTCGTGACTATAACGAAACTAAGGGTAGGTGATAGTAGGGAGGTGAGATGGTCGTCAACTCAAACGGTTCAGATAATCGCGTTGCTGGGCGTGATTACCACGAAAAGAATATTCAGATAGAGCGGTATGATGGTCGTCATACAGTTAATATTGCAATCCCTTCAAACAGGACTGATGAGCGTCCATTAGTTAAAGCCCAGCGCCGTCAACTCAACTTGTTGATTGATAACATTGTTGATGTTAGCAAGGAAGAATCGTTTGTTGTTTGGCGTAAACTTCATGCTGAAATCGGTGTTGATAGTATCGATAACATGACGGTGAATCAGTATCCAACCGCGGTTAGTTTTCTCAATGCGATGCTTGACCGATATAAGGATCATGACGCCTGCAAATCTCTTGTAAGTCTCCTTCTTCGCAACAGTGAAAATAATGAAGTTAGACAAAAACTTCTGCGGTATTGCCATATCAATTTCGGTACAGGGCGTTTAAACGATCTTACTCGTTCTCAGCTTCAGATGGCTCTTTCCTGGTTAGACCAACAATCTGTGGAAGGAGAAAAGAAATTAACTGCCAACAATTCTGCCGGTAGTCAATTACAGATGAATTTTCAGCAAATAATTAAAAAATACCCAAAAGAAACAGGAATGTGTTTCGTTATTGGTGTTTTATTAGGCATTATTCTTTTCTGATAGATAGTTGTTGGAGAACGATATCATGGCAAAAGCTTGCTTTACCGACTTTAAAAGAAATGAAGAAGATAAATTAAGCGAGCTGACAAAGGTGAGAGGGGGCAACTAGTGATGTAAGAAATGGTGTGAGTTGCTTGTCATGGTCTTAAAGAAAAGTAAGTCTTTATTCATGAGGAAGTCCAAAGAGGTAAATGAATTATGGTAACTAATCCGCAAATTCCATTAACTGGTTTATATGTATCTAAAGTTAATCCATCTAATCGTATAGTCGTTACTGATGTTCATATTGTCCTGGACGATGACGATGAGCCCGGAGATCTTCCTTTCTATTTGGTTACTTTTGTAAATGAGGGGGATGAGGATGATATGTCGGCTCCTTCTTGGGAGCTTGATCCTGATGAATGGGAGCAGTTAGTTGATGAAAAGCTCTTTATGCGGGTTGAGCAATCATCTTAATAACGAAAATTTTCCTTGGTGTGCACTTTTTAATATGTCTGTTCGTAAACTATCTACTGGTAAATGGCTCTGTGAATGCTATCCCTACGGAGCAGCAGGAAAACGCATTCGTAAGCAGTTTGCTACAAAAGGTGAGGCGCTCTCTTATGAGCGCCGTTTAATGAACAGTAATTTAGGGGGCGAGTTTCAGGATGGTTCTGGTCCCCGTCTTTCCGAGTTGGTTGCTCGCTGGTTTGAAATGTACGGTAAAACGTTGTCTTCCGGTGAAGAGCGAAAGGCTAAACTTGAGGCGATTTGTTCTAGGTTGGGTGATCCGTTTGCTTCTCAATTTGATAAAAATATGTTTGCCATCTACAGGGAACGGCGATTATCAGGTGAATGGAATCCAAAGGGGAAGAAAAAACTTAGTGAAGCAACCGTTAATCGCGAACAGTCATATTTACATGCTGTTTTTGCTGAACTGAAGCGCCTTGGGGAGTGGTCTGGTGAAAATCCATTGACAGGTATTCGCAAGTTTCGTGAGGAAGAAAAGGAACTGGCGTTTCTGTATGCAGATGAGATTGAACGCCTTCTGATTGCATGTGATGAGTCACGGAATAAAGATTTGGGTGTTGTCGTCCGTATTGGGCTTGCGACTGGTGCCAGGTGGAGTGAAGCAGAGGGATTAAAGCAATCTCAAATACTGCCCGGACGAATCACATTTGTTAAAACCAAAGGAAAGAAGAACCGCACTGTACCGATTTCACCTCAATTGCAGGCCATGCTTCCTAAAAAACGCGGGGCGCTTTTTTCACCATGTTATGAGGCTTTTGACACCGCTATTAAGAGAGCAAAGATCGAACTTCCTGATGGGCAATTAACTCATGTGCTACGTCATACGTTTGCCAGCCATTTTATGATGCGGGGGGGAAATATCCTTGTGTTGCAAAAAATACTGGGGCATAGCGATATAAAAATGACTATGCGTTATGCACACTTTGCGCCGGGTCATTTAGAGGCTGCTGTTGAACTGAATCCCTTTGACAATAGAGGGTAAAAAGTGGCGATGAAAAGTAACAAAAGCATCAAATAGCGCCATATTGCTTTATCTTTATACTTAATAAAATCATAACGTTATGATTTATAAATGGTGGTTGATAGTTTTTAAAATCCCTCGGCGTTCGCGCTGTGCGGGTTCAAGTCCCGCTCCGGGTACCATGGGAAAGATAAGAATAAAATCAAAGCAATAAGCAGTGTCGTGAAACCACCTTCGGGTGGTTTTTTTGTACCTGCAACTTGTCGTTACACCCTCCTTAATTTTTAATCACCGGCA